GAAAGACTCAAGGGAGCCTATATGTGCTAGTAGCTCAGTGTTAGAGCGTCGGTCTAACAGTCCGAAGGTCCTAGGTTAAATTCCTAGCGTGTACACCAAACAAATCCTCTATCGGAGGTGAACCACCACAGAGGGACACATAGTCTTGGATTTCTGACAAGCTATCGGGCTTCGGAAGACTATGGGTTTAAATGCACTCATTGGCGGTTCTAAATTATGGCCACAACGGCAACCAAAAAGGAGAACTTATGTTCGGAATGTTTAAAAAATTAAAAGGTGCAGGTGCAGACCTCGCAAACAAAAGCATTAAAGCTGAAAACAAAGACTTGATGGAGGCTATGGTATGTGCCGCAGCACTTATCGCTTATGCAGATGGTGAGCTCGAAGACGAAGAAGTAGAGAAGATCAGTAAGATCATCGACAGTTCAAAAGCACTTGCTGCATTCGGAAACGAGCCACACCAGTACTTTGACGAGCAGTGTAAAGCACTTGAAGCGTCTTACCGTATGGGTAGACTAGATGTAATGAAAGAGATCGCTGACTGTAAAGGTAACAAAGATGAAGCTGAGATGGTACTCATCATGGCTATCGAAGTTGCATTCGCTGATGGTGAACTAGAGCCAGACGAAGAGAAAGAGCTTAAAGTTATTGCAACAAAGCTTGGACTTAGACTCGAAGACTACCTGTAGGTCTCAACGATGACATATCTATTCGCAGGAGTTGGAGTGCTGGCAACAGTAGTTGTCATCACCTGGGCCTGGAACAAGGCCCATGATAAGGACAAAAAATGAAAGCAGCATTTATTGGACTAGCTTGGTTCTTGTTTGTAGGTGGAGCAGTAACATGGTTTAACTACTCACAGCATTTCAATCAAGATAGCACAAACACAGCAACATCTGGAATTTACTTCCAGACGACACTGAACCTAGATGAATACAGAAATGTGTCCCAGGGCAATGACCTATGGGGAACATTCTCTAGATACACTCGTTCAGACAGACACTCAGAAACTATTACAGTCTACTGTAACAAGTACTGTACAAAATAACACATCACTGAACCACTGGCTTACTACTGGGTTACGTGTGGGAGAGGAAACTCGATTACCACATATTCTCAATACCGTGGTTCTGGTGACTCAAACTTATACTAAGGAAAACCAAATGAAACAAACAGCACTACACGAACTACTCGCAGTTGAAACTGGATTATCAGAAACAGCTAACAGAGTACAAAAAGAGACAACAAAGACACTTGCAACTAAAGAGACTATCTTTGCTGGTATGGTAAAAGCACACGTTCTATTTGACGAATCGCTACAGCACCTTACTCAGGCAACAGAGTCAAAAGAAGTTCAATCAACTGCAACCGAGCAGCTTGACTACGCAGCAACGGAAATCGCAAGATACTGGGACGTGACTCTTCAGAAAGAAGACGCAAACCAGAAAGCAAAAGCAGACATCGTAGTCGGTGATACCGTAATTGCTAAAGACATTCCAGCTATAGTACTTCTAAGTATGGAGAAGAAGCTAACATCATTGCTCGCTCTATATAATGCACTCCCCACTCTTGACGCATCTAAGTCATGGATTAAGGCAGAGGGCTACCCGGTTGCAAATGTGTTTGTTACTAAGAATCAAAGAGAGAACCAACAATCAATTACTGAGAAGACCTGGGTTGAAGTGTCTCCTGCTACCAAAGAGTTTAAGGCTCAACTGGTTCAGCAAGAGAAAACTACAGTCGTAGGTAAATTCGTGATTGATGAATTCTCTGGTGCACTAACGTCACTCGATAAAGCAGAGAAGATCCAACGTCTTACGGCTACAATCAGAGCAGTGAAGACTGCACGTCAAAGAGCAAACACACAGGTTGTAGATACAACAAAGAAATTCGCAGATTCAATCTTCGGATACATCAACGGATAGGTAAATAATTGGGTCCCTTAAAGCTGGGAGGTAACGTGAAAGTGAAACAAATGAAAGCCTGGAGTTTGACACCGCAAGGAAGTTCAACGTGTTTTCCATCACCCCAATACTGGTAAACCGAAAGGTTTGCCCATGGAGCCACTGAGACTAAGGTGGCTGCCTGGGCAAACTTATCTTTAAATTTACCCTGCACTATAACCCTAAACTTATTTCAGGGGTAGTGTAGTCATCATTAAGCTTATTTTATCATCCCATTTAAGCTTAGCACTATAGACTTTTAACACTTGTCAGTCCTAGAAAAACTTCAGAATATTACGAGGGTTCAACCCCCTCCTTCGCCTCCAAACATATGGCGAAGTGGTAGAGTGGTTATACAATATTCTTAACTCATCTTAAAAAAGGGAACTAGACATAAAACCGGGTCGTGCAACAATTACAGATAATTCGAGGTTCGAGTCCTCGGGGGGCTACCATGTAGACAATATGTCACAAGGCCCCTTAGCGGAATTGGTAGACGCACTTGTATTCTAAACAAGATAATCAAAACAAATTGATAGAACCAACAGAAAGGAATAGTCTGTTGGTTCGCTTGAGTTTGTTATAAAAATCATGAAAGGAAAGATATGGCAACAACACTAGAACGAAAAAGAAACAAAGCATATGCTCCACGTAAATATAACCAGAAGCCTGAAGCTGGAGACATAGTCGAGCTGGCTGCCATATCCACAAGAGATACACGACATGCAGATCGACACTTTATGTTATGGTTAGAGTACACAGTCGTTTCTGTGGCACCAGCCTCACCAGAAGAGGGCGGATATGATTACAAAGGATGGTATTCGCTTATACTTACTCCAACAGTGGGCACAGCAAAAGTACCATACGGTACAGACATCTTAATACTTACATGTCAGGTTAGAATAATATCACGAGAAGCGAATGCTGAAGTAAAGATAGCATATACAAAGCAATCCAGAAGAGCACCAATGCTTGAAGACATCAACGCAATACTTGCTAGTCCAGAAATCATTGCTGGTGGAAAAATTCCAATAGCTAATAATGACAAAAGTGCATGGAGAACATTAAGCAAAAAAACAAACTACTTTATTGAATGGAGAAACCTAGCAAACGATAGACCTAAGTGGAAGAGAGCAACAACTCTATTCCCGTTTGTAACGAACCAACCAACTATTGAATTCCGAGTACGACCTGGAACAATAGACTACATGGAATTCAGAAAGAAATACAAAATCATAGGAAAAATATAATGAGTATGCATGAAATAGTAAGACAAAGAATACTTGACAAAGCCAACGCTACTGTCTTGTCACAAGATCCATGCGAAACAGACGTAGAGCTATGGAGAGCATTATGGAAGAATGGAGTTGAGCTTGAGTGTGCATGGAATAGAACATCAAACTCAGAGTGGAGACGTGTACATAAATATGAAGATAATGCTCAAGGAGTAGCATTTTCACATGGTGGAACAAGAGTAAAATTCAGAAGGAAAGTAAAATGACAGAAGAACAACGAAGAGCAAGCCTATTGAACAGAATGGTACTTGCCTATACATACATTTGGCTCAAGCAACATACAGAACGCATGAATGTAGATATGCCGGAAATCTGCTACAAACTTAAGTCTGCAGGTTACGCATCAAAAGTCATCAATGGATTCTCTGATGACGAAAGAAGAATCATGGACAGAATCAATGAAACAAAAGAGTTCCAGGACAATTCAAAGGTACTGATCTCACTCGTAGTCATGGCACTAGAGGTGATGAAGAACCACGTTGAAGCTATGCCACAAAAGCTCAGAACTCCTAAGCTCAATATCTCAGATAAGAAGCTGGTTCAAGGAAAAGCTGCGTACACAATGTACATGCTAAAGGCTAAAAGAGTTGACAAACAAGCTTATGATACTCAGAAAGAAGTTATTGATACTACCGCTGAGCACGCGTCTAGCTGGTATAATTTCATGAAAAATGCTATAATGTCAGGTGAGTTTGAGGCAAAATCAGATGGAAAATCCTAGGATATCTGCCCTAATTAGAAACATAAATACTGAAATCTCTGGTAAAAAAAGACGAGAAGAATGCGTCAAGGGAGACAAGGTAGTCTATGTTGGTGGATATTACAAGAACCCGCATGGCGAAATAGTATTATCCCATAGAACTTCATCTTTCATAATCGGAGACGAATATGAATTAAGAAATGACTACAGCCCATCAGGATATAACAAATCTTATGACAACGACAAGAACCACGTCCTTGGTTCGTTTCAATTTGTTAGAGATAACCTGGGGAGCAAGAACAATGGTTGGGCAGCAGCCCTATTTGAACCTATATAAGGAGACAATATGAGTAATGAATTGGTATCGCTAGGAGTGGCTCTTGTCATTATATGGCAAGGTTACATCCTTATCAAAAAGCAACGAGAAATGAAACAAAAACTTGAAGACATCAAGAGAGCAAATGAAGATTTGAATATTGAATTTGGTTCTATTGATGGAATTGAACTTGTAAAGAAAAACTATCCAGACCTTGAACTCAAGGATGATAGACGTACAGGACTAGAAGATGCTAACGAATCTTGAGCTCTACGGAACCAACGACGTTCCAAGAGTTGACAAAGAAACTTGCAACAGAAGACTTGAACTACTAGAAGAACACATGAAGAAACTCATTGCTGTTCACTATATGTATCAAGATAACAAAATGCTCAACGAAGTAATGAAAGCTAAGAGGCACTGGGTGCGTCTTAGGGACGGAGAAGAGCCTAACTAAAATAAAGGAGAAACAATGATGAAATTGAAACATCAAAGTCAAACACGCTACATCGTAGATGGTAAGCTGATTATGGCAGAAAATTTCAAAGCAGCACTGCAGAAGTACATGGAGACATGGGGTTCTGGTGGGGTAGCATTCGCAAGAAAGGGATAGGGCATGTCAAACAAATGTATCAGATGTCACTTGGCAGATAAAGCAAGAGGAGCAAGTAAATATTGTTCTGATTGTAGAATAATCGAACAAAGAGAGACAAACAGAGTGCATCAAATAATGAGAAGACAAAGAAACTATACTCCATGTGCTGAATGCAAAAAGATTATGACCTACACAAAATATTGTACAAAATGTGCAAAGATCGTTAAGGATAGAAATATGAATGAGAGACGAGAAAAAGTCAATAATAAAAATATCTGTGAACGATGTGGTGTTGAACCAAAATGGTCAGAGACAGGAACATCAAAGTACTGCTACGAGTGTAAAGTTATTGTACAAAAGGAAATTTCAAAAACATCCAATACAAAAACAAAACAAAAAGTACCAAAAAAAAGAGTACACAAGAAAACAGAAAGAGCCACTAAACCAAAAACTGTCGTAAAAAAGAATAGAAATTTATATGAAGACCATCATCTTGGTATGTTTTCAAAAGAAGAAATAGAAAACTTTAAGTACTCGATACTTGTTAGGGATTGCACCAAAGCCGCTAAAGGTTTTGCTACAAAAACCAGATACAAGGAAGAGGATAGAGTTTCTGGATCAGAAAAACTAGCAAGAAGAAAGGGAATAAACTCTGTAAATAAACTTATTCTTACTCTTAAGTCAGGAAGCAGTAAGGACATCCTTTATGGCCAGGAATTGGCACTAGAGAAGGAATATGTTACTGCATATGAAAAACAACTACTCATCTTAATGATAGAGGAGCAAACAGGTTTACCTGTTGGTGGTTCATATACACTTGCTGAAGCTGGAGATATCCTTGGTGTATCAAGAGAGAGATCAAGACAGATAGAAGCTGCAGCAGAGAAAGTATTGAAGCAACCATCTGTCGCAAGACAACTTAAAGATATGATATATGACTAGGAGAAAACATGAACTTAGAAGACATTAATGAAACCACCTTTCAGACACTAAGCCCAGAGGTACAGATGGCTATTGTTGAAGCAACAGCCACGTCTCCATTTGAGGCTATAGGATATACAGTTGCCATAGTAGTGTGGCTAATTGTTATATACAAAATGTCATGAGAACACGAGACATAAAGGCAATGTCCGAGGCGAACCAAGAAGACTACGAACTGTATTTACAGAGATGTGAAGAGAGTGAAGTAGAACCAATGGATATCTTCGCATGGACTGCCATGGAGCAGGCAACTGCAGAAGAGGAAATGAATGATTACAGAAGAGATGAAGGATTAAATGATGACTGACCCATACGAAACACTTAAAGAAAGAAGGGGGATACAAATGAAAGAAGAACAATTTAACAAACTCATGGAAGAGTGGGGAGACGAGATAGAAGCAATAGCTGGTCAACCGGATCCAGATAGAGAACCTATTGTGTTCAAGCCTAGTGACCAGGAACTATCCTATGGTGAATATATGTCGGTAAATAGTCCAATGAAAAACTCAATTGCTGCAGATGCATTTGAAGCAGCCAGAATGAAGGCTATGGATTCAATACTAGATCCAGAACCACAACACACTGCCAGCGTAAGAATTGTAGACAAGGCTGTGCACCAACCATCTCACTATCAGGTGGCTGACACAAATGTCAATGACATGCTTGCTAAGCTGTTAACTCATGAAGAGCTTATGGGTTGGCTCAAAGGTAACATCATCAAGTATAGAATGAGAGCATTTAAGAAAGGCAAAGTGGGTCCACAAGACATCGCTAAATCCAACTGGTATCAGACATTCTATGATGAGTACGTAGCAGAAAATACAAAGTAGCAAACTTGGTTTCACTTCTTGGAAGGAGTTGTGTAATATCTCCCAAGTAGCTACTACGAGACTTAGAACGGATACGTTCTTGAACACATGAAACAAAAAAGGAGCCACCAATGGCAATGAATTTAAAAGATGTAGGATCAATCCTACTTGAGGGAAACAAGACAGCGTTTAAAGCTAACGCAAGCAGAAGAGCAGGATCAATGTTCAACGAGAGAGTTGGAAACATGATCGCTCCAAGACTACCTATGATGGCTAGAATGTACAAAGATGAGCCTTGGTTCAAATTCGTACTTGCAAATGCAGTAGCAGGTGCAATCATCAAGTTTGGTTCAACAAACGAGAAGCTAGTAATGCTTGCAGATGCAGGTGTTAACGCAGCGAATGATGACTTTCTTGGAAGCTTCGACTTCGAGGGGCTTATTAATGACGTTGTTGATGGCATTGATGTATCTGGTCTTACAAAGACAAGCGACACTGTTCGTGAGGCAACAGCTTCAGGACTAAGAAAAGCAAGTGACATCGTAGATGTTGCTCAAGCAAAGGAGGCATAATCATGGCATCTATGGCAGATTTGGTCAAAAAGGCCGCAAAGACAGCAGCACCAAGTGCACCAGCACCAACTGTATCAGTAGCTTCAACTTCATCGTTGACTGCTAACAGTTCGTCTGGTAAGTAAGTAGCTAGACCCAGAACCGATTCAGTTCGGTTTTGGAATGTGGCTACACAACATCATGAAAGGAAGTTAAAATATGGCACTAAGCAGAGAACAAGAAAGAAAATTAGTACATGGTAAATTTTATTTAGCATTATTTCAACAACAAGCATTTATGCATCCACGGTGGGAACCAGTGGAAGCATATAGAAAAGATGAGCAAATATACTTTAGAATGACAGGAGTGCCACAAAAGCTTTACACAGGTGATGTGTTAAATATTGTAGAGGAACCAATCCCTCTACCAACAACATAAAGGAAAGGAAACCAATATGAACAAAACAATTAAACTAAACAACTTGATTTTCGAGAAAGTTAAGTTCCGATACGACTTCTTTGATATAGCAAGAACCAATGACAGAAACAGAATGTCACGGCTCTTGCTTGACTCATTCTACCCCTATATCTTAGCAAGAGAGATAGTTGCTCCAAATATTGGCATACTTTCATTCTTGGCAACAAGTAGAGATGGATATGCTATCTCAGAGAGAGTTTCAGAAGATCTAAGCTGTAAAAAACTCCACATCTCAGAGCTGGTAACAATGCTCGGATACACTAAGACAGACATCTCAAAACTACTACAGGCAGTAAAGAATAAAGAATTCGGACTAGCTCTTGTAGGGCTAGGTGGAACAGGATCAAACTTCCTGCACTGGGTATTCCAGATGTCAGAGTGGACAGGTAAAGATAGAATCTTTCAATCAGCACACGCATACGATGATGATGACTTTGATATTCCTAACATGCTTAGAATACCATTCATCCCAGAGTTCAGAAATCAAATGCAAACAGCAAAAAAAGTAGATTGTCTACCAAGAAAATTTGACAAGATTGCATCAAGATGGTTTACACATCCCGCAAGAATGGAACGTAAGGATCTTACTTCTAATGGTGTAGGAAGACTAGACAGAACCATAGTTTATGGTGCACCAGATATTGCTACCAGAAGATGGCTATCAGACTCACCATATACATTCATTGCTGCAACACACAGAGACTCAGAGTTCTCACTCGTTGAGAATCCTGCAGTTGATGACGAGTTGATGATGGAGACATACGGAAAAATCAACGTATCCAAGTTTCTACTGAACCACCTCACAATGACTATCAAGTTTCTTGAGCACTTAAGAGACAGAGATAGAGCATGTGGCACGACAGATGAGCATAGTATTCTCAGAGCAAACTTTGATGAGATGTATGCTACTCAATTGGCTGATGGATTCAAGGCTGGATCTAAGAAACTGTTTATTCATTCAGGTGTAACAGAAGATTTAAACTTACCGGAGGAGAACTAATGGCAACAAATATGCTATCACTGGCTGCAACGCCATTACAAAAGATCTATGAGCAAACCTGTCTTGATCTCGTAAGAGAATTAAGCAAGGATCTCGTAGAAGATAAACCGACATCCGATTCATATACTTCAGTAAATGGATTGGGATTTGCGGTTGAAGAAATTAACTTTACATCAGGAATTGAAGGTCTGATGTCAAAATATCATAACCCACATATGCACAGAAAAGGAGACGGATCAGCCAAAGCGTGGAAGCGTTTCGGATCGTCTATGGAAATTACAAAGGTTGGAGATGGAAACTTATCCATCAACCAAGCTCTTGCAATGGTAGGAGACATTTATAAAGAAACAAAAACAGAATTATATGGTGTCTTGCTTATGGATGTCAAAAAGGGAAAGAAAAGACAAATTGTAAACTTGCTTCACCCGGTTATTGTTCACAACCTAAACAATGAAGAACTTGACTTTAAAAAAGATGAAGAGAAATGGACAATGGCGATCTATTCATTCAAAGAGGGAAAAAGAGCAGATCTTGAAAAAGTATTCCCAAATGCATACAACAAGACTGACTACTCACTTGACATAGCAAATGTAATTGCTGCAATTGATACTCCTGCTCTCTACTTCGTGGAGAACAAAGGATTTCAAGTTGACATTCATAATGATCAATTCGTACTGAACTACGAAGAGATTAAAACCATGAAAGATACTGGAAAAGTAATCTCAGAGAAAGATACAAAGGGACGTAACTATATCATCCCTGGTCAAATCATCAATATTGGCGGCGTAGCATATCCATATTATGGAACCATCTACTCAACCAAAGGTCTAGCATGGAACTTATGTCCTATGCAGGGAGCTAACATTGCACACCCAGAAGGTCAATCTACTGGTAGTGGAATGAATGGTGGTTCTCGTATCTGTACTCACTCAGGTAACAGCAACACACAGGCGGGAGTATCATCCTTGAACCACTGTAACACGACATCACCATTGAATAGCGATTGTATGGATCCAGGCTCAATGACATACTCAGAGAACTGTGTATCTGCTTCAATCGAATTGCTTCTTGGTGAAGAGTTCGTGACAGGAGTAAGAGCGAAAGCACTTACGTTTCAAGAATTTGTTACTGAAAACGATGGAGCAACCAAAAAGCAGTACCTTAAGTATATTAAAGACCGTATCGCCCATACCATGGCTGAAGCGGCAGGGGAAGTGGTGGCTGAGCCTATAGTACAAACTGTAGACATTCATGACCAATCACGATGGAAACAATTTAAACAAGGAGATGGTAATAACTTTACAGACGGAACCATCTCCCATGTAGGTAAATATAGAGACCCAAAGATGAAGCTTAACGGTGGTTGGCATAGCCTAGATTCAAACATTGTAAAAGATTGGCTAGAAAACAACACATATATAGGCTTTGAACAAGAACCGACTACGGAATATCCTGCGTTTGTAGCTGGACAACATTATGACGCAGGTAGCAGAGTGATTGAAGAAGGTTACTTATATCAATCAAACAGAGCGACAAGACTTAGACCAGAACGTGGTTCTAGAGCTTGGAGAATGATTGAAGCCGTAGTTGTTCCAGGACAACCAGATGAAGCAGATCTTGCAGAAGTAGTGTTAGCAGAAGCAGATCTTGCAGATGAGAACACAGCAACAGTCAGAATAGAAAACCAGACTGTACCAGCATATGGAACGGGAACCAACAGAGTAGCACAAGTAGATGAAACTCCAGTTGCTCCAGCAAGAAATCCATTCGACGAAACAGCAGTACCTCTAACAGCAGAGGAAAGAGAATTAATAGCAAACATGCAAAATGAACAGGTGGTAGCATAATGGCAGTAACAATCACGACACCAGCACGAATTATAGACGGAGTAGACACTAATAACTTTGGTGTCTTATTCCATACAACAGAAGCAATTGAAGAGTTCCAGAAGCGTTCTGGAATGACAGGTGGATACACAACAGAGTATCAACATCACTATCTATCACTAATCGCAAGACTAGAAGCAGACGGACAGATCATGGATCTATGTGTTCCACTATGTATGTACAACTATCATCAGGAGGTTGGAGGAGCATCAGTTGAATTCAACCTAGGTGAAGTAGGTACAGCAAACAATGACGCTCAAGAAATGGCAATGACTAAGTATAACGAGTTTGTACTTACGCCAATGTATCAGAACCTTGTAGCAATGGGATTCGAGAACTTCACAATTGAAGGTATGCACTCTATTCACGCACACCCAAATGGCGTCAATAGATTCTCAGGAACAGACCTCAGAACCAACATTGATCACCCAGGAGTAAATTTCCCGCTAAACGTCGGGGAAAACGTAGCTAACTTTGCAAGTATCATTCAGCACAAAGATAACCACGCTCAAATCATTCATACAGAGTATCGTATGTTTAACGGTACAGAGAATGGAGACAAGGTATATAAAAAGGGTAGAACACTTACCGTAGTAAAGGGATTTGAAGTACCAGAGCCAGAGCCAGTGGCTCCTAGAGAACCGGGACTTATTGACAAGTTATTTGGTACAAGACCACCTCCGCCTCCTGCACCAAAAATTCAAAAAAAGAGACCAAACTATTTCTTAGAAGATGGCTTTGCAAATGCAGACAAAGCAACATTTGATAACTTAAAGGACGAGCTGATGAAGATGTGGGTTGAATGCCCATTCAGCATTGATGTATCGCTAGTTCTGAAGACAAATGTTCTTAAAGGACGAGGTAGATTGTTAGCCCCCCACACAAGCCATCATTCTGGTGGTGGTAAACGCTCGGGAAAGCACAACGTCGCAGAAATAAACGCAGGGCTCTTCGGGGGATGGGAAAGAACCGCTGGTAATAAACCCGAAACTGAGACGTTAAACTATGCACAAAAAAGACTGTATCTGTTGAACAATGGATACACAGACATAGACTTACGTGGTCAGACCATGAATGAAATTCAAGAACTCTACGCCCAGGTTAAACTGGAAGAAGACGAAGAGAATGCAGAGTTACTAAAAGACATGGAAGTAGAACCACCATTCTGGGAGATGAAGAAGTATCTTGTCGAAAAAGAAATCTTAACATGGATGGAAATGAATGCAATGCTTCCCGATCAAGTGTCTGACCTCTATTGGAGAGAGAGACTTGATGACCTAGAAGACGAAGCTGCAGGTATTACCAAAGATGAAGAGGATGAAGACATGGAGATAGGTACAATGATCATGGAACTACTTGACATTGGCTTCACTCCTGGAGACATCTCATCATGGGACGAAGACGAAGTAAGAGCTACATACAAACTTAACTTCGCAGATCAACTCGAAGAAGTAGGTGAGGCTGAAATGCAAAAATATCTTGTTGAAATAGGATTTACCACTGGTAGAGTTGCACTCATGAATGAAGATGTACTTCGTGAGACATATGAGCTCAACATGAACAAAGCAGGAAACGAAACTGCCATAGAAGAAGCTGATGGCGACGACAACTTCACAAGAAAAGAGATGGAGAACATGATGATATCAGACAATATTATTGAGGGGCACAAGCTTAAGGCTATGGTAAATCAAGGTGTTGTTGATGTATTCAATGAAACCTATGGAATGATGACAGGAGGAATGTAATGAGTTATGACTTAAAGAATTTAATTGTAGAGGGTACAAAATATGTATCCGGATTTGTAAACAAAGATGACGACTATGTAATATCAGCATCAATGGTTGCAAACGACCCGCTACAAAACTACTTAGCTATTGTACATGGCAAGGGGACAGAGACAGAAATCACAGACGCAACTCTTGGTTCTGTCTTCCACCTTGGTATGGAGCAACTTGTAAAAGACAAGATGAAAACTGACGCAACAATTTATGGTGCGGAAGTTGCCATGCATCATAAGCTTGATAATGGATGGATTCTGTCTGGTACTGCAGACCTTATTGTAGAACCGACACCACACAACTATGAGATACATGACTACAAGCTTACAAAAAAATACACACGTAAGATGACTGAAAAAGACATCCATACAAGTGGTTATACAAAACAACTACATGTTCTTGATGCACTCTTTAGACGCGACACGACACTTGACAGAACAATGATTGATGGTGACATTGAACTACACTGTGACTTCTTCCTGAAAGATACTGTTGCTGTGAACCACGAGAATGTGTTCCAGCCACTAATCATTCCAAACAAAGTAGGAACAGAGGAAATGAATTCTGCAGATGTATTGTTTGCTGAAGTAGTAGAGATTACAAATTCACTTCAGTCTTACCTGGAGTCTGGTACAATACCTCCAGTATGTACAGATCGCTGGCCGCGAAATGTCAAGGGTAAGGTTATCAGTTCAAGATGTGAATTCTATTGTTCACACAAAGCTGTATGTCCACACTACAATCCAGATCCACGTAAAATAGTAGATCATTTAGCTAATTGGTAAAGGAGAACACATGAACCAATACATTAAATACGCAATTTCAATTGCAGTTGCAGGATTCTTAACAGACAAGATCATGAAGGTTTTGGACAAAAAGGATAAGTAATGACACTTAGACAAATATATGAGCACATAGTTGCTCAGTTCAAAAGAAGATGCTTCTTGAATTTCGAGACAGATGATGAATTGAATAGAGCTGCAAACATACATGCTATAAAAACAACAGCATCCGAATGGAGAAGAAAGAATGCAAGTAAGTGACATACACAGCGTTGAGCTGGACATGTCAGTACCATTCAACCACTGTATAAGAATCAAAGACAAAAACGGAGATTCTCTACAGGTGGTTCCAGTTAAAGAAAATGCTGGAAACGAGCAACTAGCTCTCATCACTGAAGCCTGGTTGTCGAGTCCTGCAGCACGTCCTGAACCACCGACAGAACATGAACTATATGAGCAAAGGAAGAGACAACATGGGTGATTACTTAAGAGAGAAATATAGTAAGAATTTATTTAAAGAACTTGTGAAAGATCAAAATACAGAAGAAGATGCAAAAGAAATATTAAACATAGTGTCAGACGTAAAGAAGTTGATGGCAAAAATAGATAAAAAAAGAACAGCACTTAAAGATGTATTTGTAGCTAAAGCAACAGAAGACATCCTCAAAGAAGTAAAAAGAGAACACGTTAGCCTAAAGACATTTATAGACTCAGGAATGTATGAATGCCTGAGTAGCTATAATGTAGACATACACCACCCTCTATCAAATGAACAAGAAACCCAAGAGGTAACAAAGCTGTACCACACCCTAGTAAAAGAAGACAGTGATGACGTATGCACATGGACATCAGACATATTTAGAGATTATTCTGATTCAAGCACATTCTTTTCTATCAAACATTTAAAAGAAGAGATAAAAGAAGCATTAGAGACAGACGGATCTGATTATTGGGAAATTGCACAATTTCCACAAATATATGAAATGATGTACAGAGCCGAAGAACCAGAATTACAAACCTTAGACATAGAAAATGTAGTGGAGAGACAACATGGGTAAAATAGAACTTAGAAAATACCAGCAAGAAGCAGTTACACAAATGGATGGGGCTTTCGTATTCGGAAGTACAGAAGTTTGTCTATCTGCACCAACGAGTTTTGGAAAAACTTTCACAATAATGAAGTTTATAGAAGACCAAATTGAAGAAGGTAATTCTGTAGTGTTTATGATGAACTTATCTGCACTGGTTCAGCAAACAATAGAAGCAGCAAGAAAAATGAAGATCCCTTTTAGGGTCGTTGCTGCAGAATATGATGGGCAGGAATTTGATCATCAAGCAAAGCTAACAATTTGTATGCAACAAACATTATATGCAAGAATAGACAAAATAGATGTTGAATGCGATGTCCTGGTTGTGGATGAATTTCACAGAAGTTTTAGAACAGATACAATGGAAATTGTTAAAAAGAAACTGTCCCCCAGCAAAATAGCAGGAGTATCGGCCACGGTATACGACGAGAAGGGTTACGCCCTGAGAGACGTAGACATCATAGAAACGCAGACAATACGTCAACTTACAGATGACGGGTACTTGACTCCACTCAGAGTCTACTCGGTTAGATTCTCTGAAGACATGGACTATTCAACTGCTGGTTCCGGAGAATACTCCGAACAATTCCTAAACGGTAAAATTAACAACGACTCATTCAATGAACAAATTGTAAAAGCTTGGCATCAAATTGCTAAGGGTAAGAAGACTATTGCATTCTGTACTGGTATCGAGCATTCAGAGGCCCTAGCAGAGAATTTTAGAGCTTCTGGAGAAGAAGCCTATGCCTATCATAGCAAGATGACAAAAAAGCACGCTAAGGCCACTATGAAGAAATTCAAAAAAGATGGAGGAATCTTATGTTCTGTCGGGAAAGTTCTCGTCGGATTTGATGATCCATCTATCGAATGTGGTATTGCTGCAAGACCAACAAGAACCAGACGTGTCTGGCAACAAGCAGTGGGAAGAATGATCCGCTTATTCGAGGGCAAGAAAGAGGCAATCCTACTTGACTGTGCTCAGTGGACATCTGAACATGGATTCTATGACGACGACTACAACGCTCCAGAATATGGAGATAAAGAGGGACTCAAGAAGGTCAAGGAAGAAATGGCTGTACAGGTTATGCCTACAATCGTAGGAGATGTCCCAACACTTGTTACGAAACATATCGTTATTGAGAAGATCAAAGAACTTGATGCTAATCGTAAGCAGATACCTGACTTACAAATCAGAGACTTACTTGCCATCTACGAAACATCTCAGTCACCAATTGAGATCTTACGTGTGGCTCATGAGATTAACCGTCGTAAGACAGGTCAAAACTACGAGAAGAGAAATGTTGAGTGGATATCTGTGGAGTGGGACAAGATGCTTGACCAATTTCCACAGTATCATACAAGACTATTGAAGACTCTCAGAACCATGGCTAAGAACAAAGTGTCTCAGGGCAAAAAGATTAGTGCACTACACTACAGTCCAGACTGGCTCAGAGAACAAACACCTTATGCCGACTTCCTGGCTCCAGACTCAGTAGAACCTTCCGATGAAGTTATAGCTAACTACGAAGGAATTGACGAAGATGAAATTCCTTTTTAATTTAACAACAGATATGACAACGGCACAACAAGAAGGTCTTGGTCGCACTGCAAGAAAAACATTGTGTAGGAAGACCGTAGACCGTGTTGAACTCATTGCCCATGACTTTGTACGCCTAAGTGACCGATTGCAGGTTAAATGCATCACTGAGGTCCAGGAAATACTACAAAGGAATCTCAACTGCAGAAAGATCGCAGATATATTGTGTGATTTAAAAACTCAATACCAGATGGTAGACAAAAGCTATTCAATTCGTGAAGAGTATGAGGAGCACAGAACCACAGCTCAAGAAGAGTTTGGCAAAGCTCAAACAACAGCAGAGAAGCTTATCGTTGCTAGAATGTTTGAGGTTCTTGATATTGTCTATCCAGGAATACCAGATGCGAACAAAGATCATACTTTGGTTCGTGCTGTGTACAACTCGGACAAAACATTCGAGAAACAAATCATAAACAACGAAGGATGGTAAATGATATCAGGACAAGAACTACTGGACAGAAAACTCTATTACAGATCTGCATACAAAGAGCTAACAATTATACATGGGAAACCACCAACTCATGAAGAGATGATTATGTATATGGCGTTAATTCTTAAGGAAGACCCTATAGAATTAGCGTTAGCAATATTAAAACTAAAACAAGGAGAGGCACAAAATGAAAGAGCAGAGAACATCAACTTTGACCTTAGAGCAATGGAACAGATTCAAGGCCAAGTACTCCCAGGCCGTGCAAGACAAGAAGACATCTTTTAACTTTATGGATAATGAGGTTCTTGTTTCGTATGCTAAATACTTATTAGAATGGCAGGAGGGAAAAAATGAAAGTTAAAGACGTTGGAATAGGAAAATGGTTTATGCACAATCACAAATGGTACAGACTAGATTATGTTGGCTCAGTTAGAGTCAAGGCAAGACAGATAGGATCACCAAAGGTTTATACGTTAAGTATAGACACAGAGGTGCACGAACAATAGTAATTGGGCGTCAAGACACTGAATGTAATATTCGAGTACCCGGGTTTCTGCGGAGTTTCCCGGCGAAAAATAAACAGATACTTTTGTAAGTCCCAAACATAAAACTTATTATATGACTGTTTCTCATATATGGTTATCCTTTCATGAACCTCTAGTTGCCTTATTCAGCTAGAGGGGATTATAATTAAAAGTAACGCAGTCCCTATTTAAAAAAAAAGGGGAGGGAGCTAAGTCAAGTCGGGTTAGTTTCGTTTAGTTTAGTAGAAGTTCCGTCGAAGTTCCGTTGAAGTTCAGTCGAAGTTCCGTAAGTTAGTCCTAGAACCAAACACAAGCCACCTATTATTTTTAAAACTGTACAATGTCAAATATAACTTTAGAAGGTGTCCAGCCTGCAAAGTTCACACCACTTGGTGTGGACATCTTCTAAGGTTGTAAAGGGAAAGTAGACTGGACACCTGCAATCCACACCTTAAATATCAATGTTCCGAAAGCAAATCATGGATAATGATGAATTACTTGAATTCCTGATGTTAACTTTGTTCACAGAAGCCAAAGCAAAAGGCAAAAACAACCTGGGCAAAAAACCAATGGAAGTCACAGGGGTAAGTCCTGATGATATAGATGAAATAGACATAGTGTATGAAGCAAGACTTCGTATTAAATGCTTCTATTCCTCTGCACAACTGAGCAATAATCAGACAGCATTCTATCTTGAGATCAAGGAAAACGATCTAAAGATTTGGCAAGACGCCGCATATGCATTCTTCAAAAGCAAACAAACATCTGTAGACAAAAACAAACTACAAGAGCTACGAGACAGAGTAGGTAAAGTAAAAAAAACAACAATAGCAGCGACACCGCTAAGAGAAAAAGGAACAGCAGGATGGTAATAAAAGCAATCATAGGTGAAGGCATAGAAAAGGAAATTATCTTCATGGATAATATAAAAACAGTAAATCAAGTATGGGACGGAGCAGAAGTAACAGACAATAACGATGTAGTTACACACATGTCTGACCCAAAAGGTGCAGAGATTACAGTATTTACAGACAATGGTGTTCAAATAGAACCAACAACTCACACAACAGAAGGAAAATAGCATGGAAGTAAACAATCAGCCTAGAGGTAAGGCAGAAGTAGTAAAGACAGCAACAGTATACAGAACGATGGATCACAATATGTTTGTGCCATTCAGAGGTCAGCCAGTAGATAGAGCTGCAAAGAACTACAAGGTACTTGAGTCATCAATTGTGGCACACCAAGGTAACATTGACCCTATTATTGTAAACAGCAATTTCGAGGTAATTGATGGTAACACCAGACTCTACGCACTGAAGAAAAACAACCTGCCAGTACTATTCGAGATGAGAGCTGACAACGAAAACGGAATCAGTGATGAAGTCTACATGCAAGAGAAAAACACGTCTCAAAAACAGATGACTCAAATTGAAACTGTTGAGTCGTTAGC